AACCAATATGAAAATTAATTTTCTCGCTGCATGGTCTGCAGCTCTCAGCTTTCTCGGACTGGAAGCTAAAGAACAGGAAGTCGAAGTTACTTCCGAGACTATCGAAAAATTCAACAACGAACTCCAGGCGCGCGCCGACCAGATCGTTCAGTTGACTTCAGATCTCGAAGCTGCTAACACAGCAAAAACCGAAAGCGATAATAAAGTAAGCAACCTCTCTGCCGAACTTGAAACCGCTAAAACCACAATCAGCGAACAAAACGAAAAAATTGAAGCGCTGAAACAAAACCCCAAAGTTACCGCCGCTGCTATCCAAAAAGAAAAAGACAACTCAGGGGAAAAAGACGATCTCAATGACTTCATCGCAAAAAATGAAGACGATACCGCCGCCTGTATTGCCAAACTCAAAGAAGCCGGCTACTAATCTCTAACATTAACCAAATAACCAATACACCATGCCTCCAATTACAGTTACTGGTCTTAACCGCGCAGCGGAAAAATACGACCCCACCCTCAGAAAGTTACCTTTCCTGGTACTAGCAGAGGAGCTGTCTAAAAACAGCATCAACCTTAAAGAAGTAACCTATAAAGACACGCTGATTCAGTTCGAGCGCAAATCAGGTTCTTCTAAACCCTATGCCGCCGGCACAATTGACTACAGTGATGTAGGCAAAATGAGCGAAAGATCTCTCATCGTGCTGCCGTGCTACAACGCCATCAAGGACCATATCATGAACTACGCTTCTAAAGCTGTCCTTAACCCCACCGGTGACAAGGTTAACAACAAAACCAAAGATCACCCGCTCGAAAAAGAAATCATCGAAGCTCATATCCGCACCATTGGTGAAGATATCATCGATGCAATGTTCCACGCTACCCGCAACACCGCCGACAAATCACCAATGGGAATGCTTAACGGCTTCTTTACCCAGATCGCTACCGAAATAGCTGCCCTCACAATCTCAACCGCTCACGGTAACTATGCCACTTCAGGCACTCTCCCGGTTCCATCTTCTGACTCTTTGGCTTTCGACCGCCTTTACACATGGATCCGCAAAGCTCACCCAATGCTCCGCAAAAAACCTTGCGCTTTATACATTGCTCCTAGCGCTCTGCTGAACGCTAAAGATGCTCTCGTATATCAACTGGGTATCAACCGCCTTGACGGTTACGAAAGATTCCTCCCTTACCTCCGTCAGATCGCCGACGCTCCTCAACTCGAAATCATCTCCACCGAAGCTCTCGGTACTGGTTCACAACTCATCCTCACCAAACCCCGCACACTCGACCTTGGTGTTAACACAAAAACTGATAATCAGTTCGTGGAAGTACGTAAGATTTTCGAAGATCCCAATTTCGTGCAGTTCTGGAGCCAGTGGGAACTCGGTGCCAGAATCAACTCTCTCCATGAAAAAGAATTCTTTACCAACGAACAAACAAACGTCGCTACCGATATGGCCGGTGACTATGTTTCTTAATTGAATAATAAATAATAAATAATAGGAGATTAAGAAAATGAAACGTTCAACCTCAATACTCACAATCCTGCTTATGACCATCAGCTTAGTGCTGATGGTTCCCGCAGTCGCTTCTATCGCAGATATCGGCCTTAACTTACCCGACTTCATCGTCGGCTTAAGCGGTTGCTCTACTGCTGTCATGGTACTTACTGGCGTCGCTCTGCCAACAACCCCTACCGGTTATAATGATGGCGAAGAACACATGGGGGGCAACGGCGTTGTCGCCTATGTCGCTCTTATGTCTGAAATCGCTACCTGGCCTACCGAAAACTCCGCCCCAACTACTCTTGATCAAGCGGTTTTGCTCTCTGGTAGCTTCGCAATGACTGCAGGAAAATACTTTATTAAAGTTCTCGTCCCACCTAATACGCTTACCGACGATTCCGAAGGTCAGGGTGAACCTGGTGGAAGATCTTTCAAAAACAAAGGTGTTTTCAAACTCCCTGGCAAAGATGCTACTAATCGCGGTCTAGCTCGCCGACTGAATAACGCAAGAGGTGTTATCATTATTCCAAACGACCAGGGTTATAGAATCCTGTACGGTTCGGAAACTCACCCGGTACAGTTTATGCCTTCTGGCGCATCTGGATCCAATGCCGCTGATTTCAGAGGGTTTGAATATAGTTGGGAATGCGATAGCCACGCTCCGGGTCATACATACAACGGAACAATTCCGATCTCTGGTTCCACCGTCCCGGCTGTTAGCTAACTAATCAACAATCACAAAAAGCCCCGAACAATGCAAACGGGGCTTTTTTTAAATCAAGATTATTATGACAAAATATCACATAGTAGGTATTCAGGAACCAGGTAAGGTTAACACTCTTTTTAAAGGTTCCTTCAGGGATATCTGCCTTTTCAACCTTCCACAGGAAGATCTTGCGGAACTGTTCAACGCCGGCTGCCCTTTCGTTAAAATTATGCCTGGTGATGACGATTGCTCCCCGAAGGTTATTGTTATTGAAAAAAAGACAAAAACTAAAAAGGCCGACAAACGTAAATCTGACGACATTACGCCCGATCGCCAGCATACCGCTTTCTCTAACTCAGATCCCGACGCAGAGTAGGTTTCTGGATTTACTACTTTGCTAAGCCCGCGAAAGCGGGCTTTTTTATTGTCCTTTCACGTACCGACAGACATATTTATTTTTGACATAAATCCTGTCCATGACTCATTTATCTATTATAATCACAACTTACAAAAGAGCAGACATGCTGGTCGCTCTGCTTAAGCAATTGAAAAAACAAGGGGGTAATTATAACCTCAATGTAATGATCCATATAGACGAAATCGGCAACCGGCATTACAAAAAATTACCCCAAATAATCAATAATCTTAACTTTAACTCTTATCAAGTTACCGAATATAAACATGGCGGTAAACCCGGGTACTGGAAAATTATCAACGAAGCATACCAACAATTAAAAAATCATAAATACGATTATTGCATTCAACTACCGGATGATGTCCAGATCCAAAATAACTTCTTTGATAATGCTATCAGATTATGCAACCAACTGCCTAATAAGGCCACGTGCCTGAACCTTCTTAATGATAACCGTAAGGGTCCCAACTGGACTCCAGTTATACCTGGCAAATATAATGACGAAATCATCCAAACAGGTTGGGTTGATATGTGCTTTATTGCGAGGCCTGAATTCTTCCAAATGCTAAACTACTCTATCATGCCGGTGGATAGAACATGGACTGTAACCCTTAATAAATCTTCTGGTGTCGGAAAACAAATCTCCGAACGGATATATAATCACGGACTATACGCTTATAGTGTTAAAAATTCTATGGTAAGTCATGGCGATCACGAATCTGTTATGCATCCGGGTGAAAGAACAACTCACCCGCTAATCTCTAATTATGATATTAATACCGTCGCGGCTGGCGTAGCTTCTATGCCCCAGCGTATTAAATCTTTAAAGGATACTGTTTCTTCTATCCTGCCACAAGTTGGTAAATTATATGTCTATCTCAACAACTACGCCACAACTCCCGACTTCCTTCTTAATGAGAAAATCATTGTTTTTCATAGCGCCCAGGAATTGGGTGATATCGGTGATGTCGGAAAATTCTACGCATGCGATGAGCATAAGGGCTACTTTTTTACTCTGGATGATGATCTTATATATCCGCCCGACTACGTCAGCCGGTATATTTGCGCTATTGAACGACTGCAGCGTAAAGCAATCGTTACTATCCACGGCCGTAACTATGACGCTAAACCTGTTAAGTCTTACTATAAAGGACATACACAGGGCTACAGATGCCTCAACCATCAGCAAGATTTAGAACTTCAAGTTACCGTCGGCGGTACCGGTGTTATGGCATGGCATACTGATACTATTGATTTCGATCTGTCCGACTTTAAAACTACAAACATGGCTGATATATGGGCTGCCGTTAAAGCACACAAAAATAACGTGCCAATAATATTACTCAGGCATTCTAGAACATGGCTAAGAGAATCACCTAATTACGATAATTCTTTCTCAATATATTCCGCTTGCTTCAGGAAGGATAAAGTCCAAACCGACATGTTCAATCAGTACCTGGTACCCGAATTGATTAAATCTAAAAAATAAATATATGATCAAGAAATGGCTCAATAACAAAAACCACACCTACCCTGATGGGCTGGCAATCTATAATCAGGTTAAAAAAAATGCCGAAAAAGATAAATTTTTCTCGCAAGTATCTGATGTCCCCCCTTCGGATATACATTTTATTTACCTGATTCGCGAACTTCAATACATACTACGTGTTTATGGTGACGTTATTGTTGCAAAACCACCAGCCAAAACAATTAAAGAACCGGCTAAACCTTCTAACGCTCCAGCTAAACAGACCGCCTCTATTCCTCCTCCTTCTATCTCAGTTAAACCATTAACGATTACCAATAAACCTCATTTTTTTGAGGGAAGAATAGATCCTAATACCCTCCCTGATGATATCAGGGCAGTTTACGAAAACAACAAAGTCCTTAGTAAAGAAATATCTGCTCTTCACACTCGCCTTGAAGTCGAAGCCGGCTTTGATAGCCCTAATGCGACGAAACAAAGAGCCGAAACTAAATCCGAACTCGATACCAAAATTGCAAAACGTAATAATAACTACAAGATCATTGATGATTGGTACGCTAATAAAGATAAAGCGCCGGTTCCACAAAAGACAGATCCCGCTCAACTGATTAAGGACATCAAAGCGGCCGAAAAATTCCTGCAGCGTAATAAAAACAGTAAGGATCCTCTCGTTATCGAAAAATTTAATCAACGACTCCAATTTCTCAAAAATAACGGCATAACATGGCCTCCATCAAAGAAAAAATAGGCAGCATTTGCCCTGGCTATTCTAGCCCATTTTTTTCGGATGGGGACTTCTCTACGCATGACCTCATCGAATATATCCTCAACGAAACGGGGCCGGCTGATATATACATTACTGCTTTCTCTCTCAGCGAAGATGCCGTTAGACGCATATTCCTGCTGAAAGAAGACGGTATGATTAACTCAATAAAATGCCTCTTCAATAACCAAATGATAAGATTTAAAACGGATCTGTATTGGTTTATGTCTAATATAACTAATAATATCCGCTTCGCTCCTTGCCACGCTAAACTTATTATTATCGTTGGCAAATTCCCGGTTCTCATTATTACTTCTGGCAATCTTACCACTAACAAACGGCTCGAAGCAGGTTATATATGCGCTGTCGACTCTCAGGTAAATAACATGCTGGCCGATTTTCTTACTGCCTACGAAAATGCTGCACCTTATGACATTTAACCAAAAACAACTGGACGATATTGCTGAATATGCCGCTCTTTTCTTCTCACCCGCAGAAATCGCCGATATGATTAACGTCGATAATGATGAATTCCAGGAAACAATTAAAGATAAAAATAGCATCGCCTCTAAAACATACTACAAACATAAGTACATCCAGCAAGCCGAAATCAGAAAACAAATCATAAAACTTGCAAAACACGGCAGCCCACAAGCCGAAGATATGGTTAACAAATATATCGCTGCCCAAAATTCTCACGAAATAGATATGTAATATGCCAAAAAAAGAACTTAAGGCACTCGAAAAAATTACGCATAACCTCTTCGTTTCTGCTGGTGAAGCCGAAATGACTTTGACTAAAGATGAACAACTAATTAAAGAACGTTATAGCCACGTTATTACACGATGGCTCTCCGATCCTTCTATGCCGGATAAACATATCGTTAACTTTCTCATGAATCAGTACAAAATAGAGAAATCTCAGGCATACAGAGACCTTGCTAACGTGAAAATAATTATGGGTAACATCCAGAACGCAACTAAAGAATGGATGCGCTATACTGTTTCACAGGGTCTCCTGGGCTGCATCCAAAAGGCACGTTCAGAAAAAAAACTAATGGAGGAAATTACGGCTTACGATAAACTCGCCAAATATTTCAAACTCGACAAAGAAGAGGACGAACCTATCCCCTGGGAAAAACTATTGCCCCCTGACTTTGAATTATCTTCTGACGTTCGGGTGCTGGATCCTAAACTCCACGTCCCGGATATCGAAGAAAAACGCCAGCGACTCCGTGAAAAATACAGAAATGCTTCAGACGTAGATTATGACATCAATCAAGGTACCTAAATATTTCAACCAAAAACAAATTGAGGTTAATCTGGTATCTGCCAAAGATACCTATGTGATCGCCTCCCGTGGCTTCGGTAAATCTGAAGGTATTGACGCTCCTTTCATGCTCCGAAATATTACGCAGATGCCCAGAAGCACAGGGGCACTATTATCTCCAACGTATAAAAAACTACTTGCTAATACTCTGCCGGCTGTCTGTCATGCACTAAGCCGCCTCGGATATCAGCGTGACCGGCACTATGTTCTCGGAATCAAACCTCCAAAAAAATACAACTTCGCTAAACCTTACGTGGAGCCATTCACTTACGAATATTGTATGTCATGGTATAACGGTACTATCATTAACCTTATATCATTCGACAGACCAATGTCGGCCAACTCTATGAATATCGACTGGCTGATGGGTTTCGAAGCCCGGTACCTTGCCTGGGAAAAAATTGTCGAAGAGGTGATCCCCGCTGTTCGTGGTAATGATAATTACTTCGGGCAATGCCCTTGGCATCACTCTATGACATTCACTACCGATATGCCTACCTCTAAACAAGGCCAGTGGATACTCGAAAAAGAAAAACAAATGGACCGTGAACTAATTGACATTATCAAACTCACGGCCATGGAACTCCACAAACTTAAACGAAGAGAGGTTCAGGATAACCTTTCGGTTAAGACTAGAATATCCCGCCTCACCAAAGACCTTGCACTATTCCGCTCCAATGCGGTTTTCTTCGCTGAATATGACATCTTCGATAACCTTGAACTGATCGGGGAAAAAAGAATATCAGAACTCCGGCGAGATATGCCTCCATTGTTGTTCCAAACGTCAGTACTTAACCGCCGCTTAACCAAAATTGCAAACGGCTTCTATCCCGCACTTGATGAAAATATACATTGCTACGAAGTCAGATCATCCTCATTCCTCGAATCTGCTAACTATAACTTTGCAGAATCTAAAAAAGCAGACTGCCGGCACGATACGGACATAGTTCCCGATATCCCTCTGTGCATCGCCCTGGACTATAACGCTGCTATCAACTCTCTCACCACAGGTCAGCGAATTGTTAGTGATAACAACAGAGAAGCCCGAACTATCAACGCTATGTACGTAAAGACACCTAAGAAAATCAGGGAACTGGCACAGATGTGGTGCGATTACTACACGCATCATTCCGGAAGGGATGTTGTGTACTTCTACGATGCTACCGCTATTTATGAGACTGCAGCAACGTCTACCTCTTATAAGGATGATGTGATTGATGTACTTACTAAAAACGGTTGGAACGTTACTGAGGTATATATGGGTCAACCCCCTCGCCACGACTGGAAGCATAAGGAATTCGACAAAGCTTTTAAAGGGGATCCTGAACTTCTATTCCCAACATTCAACCCTCACAATAACGAGTACTTACTGCTGGCTATGCAGAGAACAGGCATAAGGTTAGGCCGCAATGGCTTCGAGAAAGATAAAAGAGCCGAAAGTAAAGACGACTCCCCAGAGAACCCGGACGAACTTAAGACACACATAACCGATGCATGGGATCAACTCTATATCGGCCTTAACTTTAACTATCCCGAACTTATATCATCCATGCCCTCAGCAATAAAATGGAACTAATTATGGCGATCTTTTGCCCGCAAAAGCCGGGCTATTCGCTTCAATTCCTCGCTGCGCTGTGGGATTTCCGCTGCTATCCCTATCGCAGTGGTGTGCTGGACGGTCATAGAGCAAATCACCCTTATGATGTCAGACTATTTGCCAATCATTTCGGTTACGCTTAGGCGCTTCATTCTTCATTCGTAAGGAGTACCCGCACATACATCCTTTATTGTATGATGTCATCCTGAGGCTCTCGAAGGATGAATGCCTTTCCCATCACACATTCCTTTTCCCCTTACTCATTCATATTTACGCGACCTTACGCTACACCTCCATTCTTGGCTGCATAGACTGACATCACCCCGCTGATCAGCAACCTCCATGCTTCCGGTTGCCGATCCTTTTC